AATCGTGCGCTACTTGGCACCCCTGATTGTCTCTGTCAAAATGCTAATGGAGTATTTTTTACACTAGAGCTAAAGGTGACAAAAGGGTACCCTGTATCCCTATCCCCCCACCAAGTTTCATTCCACATGAAACACAAAGCTTGTACCTTTGTGCTTGTAGCTTGTTCCCTGGAGCTTGGATCCTATCGCTTGTACTCTGGTTCTCGGATCTTGGATCTTGTGAGGGAAGGCTTGAAGCTTGAACCTTGTGCCCTGGGCCTACCGGCCATATGCACTCTGCTTGAAGGCTTGCGCTCTGGGTAACCGTTGTCCCGGCACCAGGCGTTGTGAATCTCTGTTATGATGTGGTCGTATTTTCTATGAGCTGGCATGCATCTCTTCCAAGTAATCGTCCAGTCCGATGTTGTCTACGAAGCCCCAGCTGCATTTGTCAGATGCCCAATAACCATCGACTGTATTAGTTTGAAGGTTGACCCATATGTTAGGTCCGCCTCCTGCTACCAGCAGTCGAGCTGCCTTATATGTTTTGTCCTGGTGCGTGATCCATTCTATATTGTAAATGTCATTACCATCATCGAACCAGTGGCTGGCGTCCTTACCTTCGGTGATGCCTTCCGCAATGTTCTTGCACATCCTGCGAAGCTGCTCTTCGCATGTCTCGCTTTTCTTTTTTAATGCACTCATTTGATTCCTTTCTGTTTAAGTCCCATCTTATCCCAGATCCCAGGACGTGTCAACCCCCGAAGCACGGACCCTTGTGAATTTCTTGTTCATTTTGGGCGGGCCCACCCTGCTTGCAGCTTGTGCGCTTGCCGGCTTGCGGCTTTTTTATTTTTTTTTTAAAGAAATTTTTTTGAACCAAGGATCAGGTTCTGGCCAAATGACTTGACCCCAGATCCATAGCCAGTAAATCTAGAATGTACGCTCTATGGATCAGGGCTCAAGTGTGGGCATTTATTCGGTGTGATCAAATCACCTATAGGAAATTTTTAAGGCATTTCTATAGCTCAGCCACCCACGATCAAGCAGGAACTTTTTTACTTCGAGGTGTTTCACTCAAACCCATCTTGACCCCAGATCCAACAGCGGAATTCTAAAGATATCTCTTTAGATCCTTTCACCAGCAACTGATCAATTTGCGCGATGCTGTAATCTATTGGATCAGGGCTCAAGCCCTCCGTACAAGTGCAATACTCCGTAAGGGATGAGACCGAAAGGACTAGAGGGGAGGTGTTATAAGCCACCCTCTATTCCTAACACCATATAAACACTTGACAAACATTTGTCAAGGGGATAATGTAGGATTATTATTAACACAAACAGAAAGGACATAATGTCTAAAATAAGAATGAATACCGAGTTTCGAAACAAGCTCTTTAATAAAATTAAAGATGTATTCGAAAACGAGGACACGCAAGAGCGTCAAGGTTTTATGGAAAGTAGAGAAACTTTCAACATAGCCCAACAATCAGCACACGCACTTGCAAAGCAAGTAGTAGAAAGGTCATACCCTACTGATGATGTAGCCACACTACGAAAGTTTAAAAAGAAGTATGGCGACCCGTGTGATGTAGTTGCAAAAGATAAATGCTTTTACTTTGCACACTCCGAAGATGTAGATGATGAGGGCGAGAAAAAAGACACATCTTCACACTTTGATTTTGGTTTGTATGGTAATCTAAATGGTAATGAGTATGGTGGTGGTGATGATAGCGACCAGTTTGCTCACGCATATTTTAGAGAGGAACTAAAAGCCAATGGTTGCAATCCTGATATAATCGCTCAACAATCAGGTAAAGACAGCAACCCACATAAAACAAAGCACGTAGACGCGTGTAATAAATATCTTGGTAAGAATACTTACTCTAATGATACTGGAACTGGTATGACTAGAAACTACAACGACCAATTTCATTTAGATGTAATTGGAACTAGCCATTGTAGAAGTAGAGCAATCGCTTGTACTAAGAATGAGTATGAACAGTTTGAACAGTGGCGAATGGCAAAAGCCAATGTTGTTTCCAAACACCAAACTTGGATAGATAGCTTGCAAAAACAATTCGAGCAATTAAAGATTGGCTTGAAAGCATATCGTTATTTATCTGAGGGCATAGAGCTTGCTAGTGAACTAGGTATAAAAGTTGATGAGGCAGAATTAATTAAAACTAATTCTACTGGCTTGACGATTTACAATCCTAGTAATCTTGCGTCTATGATTAAAGGTATGAAAAATAAAAATCAGACTAGAGAACAAAAAATTGCGTTGAGAAAACAATACGAAAAACAAGCAATTAATTAACTTGACAAATATGTGGGATATGTTATTATCCCACATAACAACAGAAAGGACAAATATGTATATAGTACTACAAAAACTAACTGACGAGTATTATTCAGTTGATAAAGTAAGAAAGCCAAGTGCTACTTTTAACGAGGCAGTAGCAAAAGTTAAAGCACTTAAAGTGTTAGATGATGAGGATAACGCAACATACATCATCACGCAGAAAGTTGATAATGAGTAATTTTTATATAACTTACTTTGCGAAGAAACATAAAAAAATAATAACTAGGAAAGGTCAGTTTGATAAACCTGACGGAACTGAGGGCAAAGCATTTTTATCTAAAGACGGCAACCCTTGTTTAATCTACTGGGACTTAGACGCAGACGGGTGGCGAAATGCTACGGGACAAGTGAGGATCAAATGGAACTAACTTTAATTGAATGGGGAATAGCGATCGTAGTTTCGATCGCTATTTTATGGAGGTACACGTGAGTGAATATTATTGGTGTCACGGAACTTACTGCCATACTCATCAAACATTAGACCGAGTTCGAGGGTCTAAAGGTTCTAAAGTTTTAAGAACTAAAAAAATAAAAATAAACCCCAATGGTTATCCGACTGGGTTTTACAAATATTTTTGTAGTCAACATTGCTATAACGAATTTGCAAATGAACACGCTGAACGTATCATTGCACTCGCACCACGACACGAGCCACTTGAAACACAGATCGAAGACCCCATACAAGAAAAAAGTAGATATGGTTATTCATACACAACAATAGTTAAAAAGGGGATTGACAATAACTCAGATTAATATAAAATCCCACATATGAACGAAAGGACAAATATGAAACAATGTAAAGAATGTGGTTGCACACCTCATAATGATGAGTGGGCAGTAAATAGTAAAGAGCATTGTATGGATTGCGAACAAGAATACAATGACTATTATAATGCGTGCCAAGAAACTTGGAACGAGCAAAAAGAGGCGTTTGATGAGGAACAACAAGAGAGAGCAAATCATATCGCTAAGTCTCAGAGTAGGGGGGAAATGTGAGTTGCGAAGTTAACGATCAATGGTGGGAAAGGGCTTACGAAGAACACTATGATGATCTCAAAGCTGAGGGTAAATCAGACGAAGAAATATTAAAGATATTAACTGATTTATTTTACAACACAGCAGAATAAAGATTGACAATATGTAGGATCGTGGTACGATCCTACATAATAACAGAAAGGACATATGGAAACAAAAACTGAAATAAGAAATAATAGATTCACAGGTGAATCTATTAAACTAACAAAAGAAGAGGCAGAAAAGTACGACGCAATAATCAATAATGAGTATGCCGCAACTATGGAGGATAAAGACCGAGACGATGTCGGCATATCTTCGTTTTGGGATTTAGTGAGACGAGACTTAGATTGGTTTCGTAAACACAATGCCAAAGCATATATGGTATTATTAGATTAACAAATAACCACAGGATATAGTGTCAAGGATAATCCTAGACACTATGTCCAAAATGGGTCGCAACTTTTGCTTGTAAACTGGGGCGGGCCCACCCAATAGAGGTACCACTGCAGGTTGCAAATAGCTTGTAAATTACGGGCGGGGGCCCACCCTAAAAGGCCATAGGGGTCCCAGAGACAGTCTATATAGCTTATTAAACATAGTTATGGTAGGTTGATTTGAAAACAAACTTAGAAATGTCAGACTCAAAAAATATTATAAAAAATTTGCCTGAAAACGAGGCACAAGAATATGCTGATCTAGAACTAGCTGATGAGCTAGCGAATATGCAAAAATTGGTTACACATGATTTTTTAAATTTTGTAAAATACATGTGGCCAGAATTTATTGAGGGCAAACACCACAGAGACATAGGACAAAAGTTTAATGATTTGTCTACAGGTAAAATAAATCGTCTAATTGTGAATATGCCACCACGTCACACAAAATCAGAATTTGCATCCTATTTTTTACCAGCTTGGATGATAGGTAA